TCCAGATAATTCATGCATTAATACAATAAATAAAAATTTTATTGGTTTTCATAGATTATCAATAAATGGATTGTCTGAAGATTCTAACCAGCCATTTAATATTAATAATATTCAATTAATTTGTAATGGGGAGATATATAATTATAAAGAACTATTTAATAATATAACTTATAAACAAACTACAAATTCTGATTGTGAAATTATTATATATTTATATATATTGTATGGAATTGATTATACATTAAATTTATTAGATGGTGTTTTTGGATTTATTTTAATTGATTATAATTTAAATGTTATGTATGTATCAAGAGACCCTTATGGTGTGAGACCATTATTTTATTTATATAATCAATCATTTATTACAAATGATATATTTTCAGAAAACAATACTGAAAATTTAATTGGTTTTGCATCCGAAATGAAACAATTAATTGGATTTACACAAATAGAAGATAACAATTTATATATAAATCAACTTATGCCAGGAACATATTTATCATTAAAATTATCTGAAGATAATAAATGGTATATAACAGATAAAACTAAATATAATACATTTAAATTAAATAATATAACTCATAATGTTGATATAAATACAGAAAATTATATTGATTATATATTAAATAATATACATAATAAATTTTGTAATGCAGTAAAAAAACGCGTCGAGAATACTGATAGACAGATTGCATGTTTATTATCTGGAGGATTAGATAGTAGTATAGTATGTGCATTAGTAAATAAATATTCAAAGGATATATTAGAAACCTATAGTATTGGATTAGAAGGTTCAGAAGATTTAAAATATGCAAGAATTGTAGCAGAATATCTTGAAACAAAACATACAGAAATTATAGTTTCTGAAGAAGATTTTTTTAATCAAATACCCGAAGTAATTAAAAATATAGAAAGTTATGATACTACTACAGTAAGAGCTAGTGTGGGTAATTATTTAGTTGCAAAATATATTTCAGAAAATTCAGATGCAAAAGTTATATTTAATGGTGATGGAAGTGATGAATTAATGGGTGGTTATTTATATATTAATGAAGCACCAAATCATTTAGAATTTGATAAAGAATGTAAAAGATTATTAACTGATATACATTATTTTGACGTATTACGTTCTGATCGATCTATATCATCTAATGGATTAGAAGCTAGAACACCATTTTTAGATAGAGATTTTGTTGATACATATTTATCTATTCCTTCTGAATTCAGATATAATAAAAATAAAATACAAGAAAAATATTTATTTCGGAGAGCATTTGATAATAAAAACTATTTGCCAAAGGAAATATTATGGCGAAAAAAAGAAGCTTTTAGTGATGGTGTAAGTGCAAAAAAAAAATCGTGGGCAGAGATTATTAAAGAACAAGTAATAAAACAACAACATGTAGAATATAGATTAGATATTAAATATAATCATAATTCACCCCAAACACAAGAACAATTATATTATAGAACATTGTTTGAATTATTTTATCCAAATAGAGGATATATTATACCATATTTTTGGATGCCAAAATACATAGAAGCAAATGATAGTAGTGCTAGAACATTAGATATATATAATAAAATAACACAACCGGATGAATCACAATGTATGTATATGAATTAAAATAAATTAACAGATTCATATATATAATTATGTATAATTATATATATGGATAATATAAAAAAAATACAGTACAATATCTGGCATCAGAGCGCATTGTATTACATAATACTTTAGATAAAATGGAGCGGGAACAAATGTTAATTGGTTGTATATTATTTTTTTTGATTTTTATTATATTTATACCTATTATATTGGTAAAATATAAATATTTTGAAATACTAGCAGTATATTTTCCAAATTTAGATTTAATAGCAACCGTTCTGGGATATCATGGTGGACCATATAATACTAATATATGGAGACATTTATATAATCCGGCTAATATATCATTAGAAGGTTATATTAGTAGTAATACAATTAATTATTTTGCGTTATTAGGAGTAACCTATATAATAGCATATTATACATTTATTAATAAAAATATATATGTTGGATGGTCAAGAGCATTTATAATGCTGCCAATAACATATTTTATACCAAGTAATTTTATTATTTTATATATGAATAAATTTGGTCTATACTTAAATAAAATTTTTGAAAATAAAGAATTATTACAATATATATTAGCTGTATTATTCGGATTTTGTTTAATAGTATTAATTATTATATTTGAAGTAATGATGATAAGAAAAATAACACCTATTATAATAAAATTATTAAAATTATTATATTAGTAATATATCTTCCGAGTTATATTATTTTTTTGTTTAGAGCGTCTGGTTTTGTCTTTTTTATATATCTTAAAAAAAATCTTTAATTGATTAAGTATTTCTTTACCAATTTCAATATCATCATTAATTTGTTTTGTTGTTTTATATTTAACATGATATTTATACATATTTGATTCTTTAATTACATAATTAATAAAATCAGATTCAGTTATATCCAACTCATTTTTATTATTATTATAATATCGTGTTGCCATTTCATTAAAAGATAATGTATCACTATATGGGTCAACATTAATGTAATATGTATTATCATTATCCATAAGTGGATGATATAAATCATCTAAAAAACAAATTTTAGCATTCTCAGGTAAATTTGCTGTATTTAATAGGTCCCGGGCTGATTTATCATGTGTTGTTCTAGATGGTTCAATAATTTTACCACGAACTTTATATGCACTAATTACTTGATCAAATAATCTATAATTAATTTTTTTTTCAAAATAGTTTTTGATTTTAATAGTCCATTCTTTTGGACCTTGATTATTTGTATAAATTAAAACTTTATTACATAGATTTTTTTGTTTTTTATTTTTTAGATATGATAATATTTTTAAAATATTTGGGCGTATAAATTCGGGAAAAATATCCATTAATTCAAAAAATTCATTTTGTGTAAGTTTTCTTTTATATAATTTTTCTAATATATCAGAAAATATACCTAATTGTACAAAATGTCCAAGTGTTTCATCTAAATCAAATACTACTACTTTCATATGCTTGTTTCGCATATATATTGTAACTAATTTATTTTTTACCAAAATTAAAATAAAACAAAATAGTATTAATATAATAAATATTAATAAATTGTCTTTTATAAATTTTAATAAATTATTCATTATATTTATTAAAATTTATTAAAATTTTTAATCAACTTCATCAATATTTGGACCATTTTCTTCTCTTGGCATATCTTTTCCCATTTTAGCCATCATTTCTTCCATTTCAGGCATTCCTCCAGGCATTCCAGGCATTCCAGGCATTCCAGGCATTCCTCCAGGCATTCCAGGCATTCCTCCAGGCATTCCTCCAGGCATTCCTCCAGGCATTCCTTGTGTAGAAGCAGCTTTTTCCATAATAGGTTTACATATATCTTCAACAATCTTTCTTTTATCATTAAATTCGTCTTTTTCAGCTAATTGATTATTTTCCAACCATTTTAAAGTATCATTTATACATTCTATAGCAGAATCTCTATCATGTTTATCAAATTTATCTTTAGTATTATCTTCTGTTAAGAAACTTTGCATTGAAAAGCAATAACCTTCTAAACTATTTTTTGCATCTACTTTATCTCTAAAGTCTTTATCTTCATCTGCAAATTTATCCGCATAAGATGTCATACGCTCAATGTCCTCTTTTGATAACCTTGATTTATCATTCGTAATTTCCACTTTATTACTCTTTCCAGTAGATTTTTCTAGGGCAGTAACCTGTAAAATTCCATTAGAATCAATATCAAAAGAAACTTCAATCTGTGGGACACCCCTAGGCATGGGTGGGATCTCTGTTAATGTAAATTCTCCCAATTTATTATTATCTTTTGTTCTAGCTCTTTCTCCTTCAAAAACCTGAATTGTTACCGCCGGTTGATTATCTGAATATGTAGAAAATATTTGAGATTTTTTTGTTGGAATCGTACTATTTCGCGGAATTAGTGTAGTCATAATTTCTCCAGATGTTTCTAATCCAAGAGATAATGGTGCTACATCCAATAAAAGCAAATCCTCTGTTTTAGATGATGTATTTCCTGTTAAAATAGCTGCTTGAACAGCAGCACCATACGCAACCGCTTCGTCTGCATTTATAGATTTAGATAATTCTTTTCCATTAAAAAATTCACTTAAAAGTTGTTGAACTTTGGGAATTCGAGTAGAACCACCAACCAAAACTACATCGTGAATTTGATTTTTAGATAATTTAGAATCCTTAATAACTTTTTCAACCGGTTCCATTGTTGATCTAAATAAATCCATACATAATTCTTCAAATCTTGCTCGTGTAATATTTGAGAAAAAGTCGATACCTTCAAATAATGAATCAACTTCAATTGCAGATTGGGTTGATGATGATAGTGTACGCTTTGCTCTTTCACACGCGGTTCTAAGTCGTCTCATTGCTCGTGCATTATCTGTTATATCTTTTTTATGTTTTCGTTTAAATTCCTGAACAAAATGACTAACTAATCTATTATCAAAATCTTCTCCACCTAAATGTGTATCTCCGGCAGTTGCTTTAACTTCAAAAATACCATCTTCAATAGTAAGAATTGAAACATCAAATGTACCACCACCCAAATCATAAATTAATACATTTTTTTCAGCAGATGACATTTTATCTAAACCATACGCTATAGCAGCAGCAGTAGGTTCATTAATAACGCGTAAAACATTTAATCCAGCAATTGTACCAGCGTCCTTGGTTGCTGTTCTTTGTGCATCATTAAAATAAGCTGGAACGGTAACAACTGCATCAGTAATATTTGAACCAGTAAATGCCTCTGCTATTTCTTTCATTTTAACTAGTATCATAGATGAAATCTCTTCTGGTAGAAATTGTTTAGTTTCTCCACGATATTCAACTTCAATACATGGTTTATCACCGCCTTTATCAATAACTTTAAATGGAAATTGTTTAATATCTGCCTGAGTAACTTGTTCAGAAAAACGACGACCGATTAAACGCTTTGCATCAAAAATAGTTTGTTTAGGATTTGCTGCTGCTTGATTTTTAGCAGCATCACCAATTAATCGCTCACTATCCGTAAAAGCAACAAATGATGGTGTTGTGCGATTACCTTGATCATTTGCAATAATTTCAATTCTATCATTTTGCCAAATACCAACACATGAATAAGTTGTTCCTAGATCAATACCTATAGCGCACCCTTTTGTAGTCGTCATATAATATATTTATATTATGACAAATCTTTATATATATTTAATAATGTATTTTATGCTTATCTTTATTATGCTTTTTACATTTATTATGCTTTTTACATTTATTATGCTTTTTAGATTTATGATGTTTAATTGTTTTTTTATATTTTTTAGTATTTTTTTCTACTTTTTGGCATATATTATATTAATAAAATAAAAAAATATTATTATCATTGTTATAACTGTTATTTATTAACATAATCTAATGCATATAAAAGTATCATTTCTTGTTCAGATAATTTTTGAAATAATAAATTTTCGTCCATATTTATTTGAAAATGTCTATTCATAAAATTTTTAATTACTAAATAAATATTATCTTCTATTTTTATTTCACATAAAATACCACCGGTTGCTAATTTTAAATTATCTGGATTAGTTAAATTAATCCAACGAATATAATTACCATATTGTAATTCTTGTATTTCTTCTACATATCTATAATTATCTAATTTTTTAAATAATTCTCTAGTTTCTTTTTTAGATAAATTTAACTCATCTAGAATTTCTTTTTTTTTTCTCTCTATTTTATCAAAAGTTAAATCAACAATAAATTCATTTTTTTCATTATTAATTGCTTTTTCTAAATATTGTATTTCATTATCATTCATATTATAAATATATTATACAATAATATTTATAATATTATTTATTAAATCATAATGCGCCAGCCGCTTTCATATCAGCTAAATTTTTATAATAAGTAAAACATTCTGAGTTATTAACACGCGGAGGAAAATGTGGATCACATTTAGAATTTGGTAATAAAAATGCACCACTAGCCCCTGGTTTATTAATATATTTTCCATTTATATATTCTGATTGATCCATTGCTCCTGGAGCGTTCTTAGTATAACTACCTTTAAATACATTTTTACCACCAATATATTTATTACCACAATTATTATTACATTTTGTTTGTAAGACGATTTTATCAATATTGCTACATCTAATATGTAATTTTTCAATATGTTCTTGCTGAGTTTTAACAGTTTCTTGAACAATTGGTTTTTGACAATTACCTGGACAATTATTATATCTAACACTTAACACGCCTTTAGTATTCATAACCGATCGTTTAATTATATTAGAATCATTTGTACAACATGGAATATATATACCTTTATCTGCACCATTTGATGCTAAATTCGTATTTCCAACTACTCCAGAAATTCGACGAGTTCCATTTAATGCAAATCCTAAAGGACCACCATTTGAACCAGATATTGGTGCCATTCTTGGATTACCATTTAATGTTTTTCTTTTTAAAGCAGCGATGGACATTATATATATACAAACTTTAAAAAACTTTCTTTAAATTTAATTAAAAGCACTTCCAAACATTCCACCAAATCCTTCATTTGCTGCCATTGGTTCCGCCGCATTTACTAATGGATTGTTTGGACCCTGAAATGCATTATTAAAATTATGTGGTGGTGGTGGTGGCGTTATAGATGATGTTGATTGTTGATTCTGTGCATTATTAACAACATTATTTGAAACCATATTAGTAGACCGCTGGGCTTGTTGTTGATTTAGAAAATCGGCTTGACTAGGTTGATGACCGGGTGTTTGTGAAATTGGTTGAGTAGTTTTATAATCATTTATTTTACCATCATTTTCTTTTAAGTTAGTTTTTCCATGATATAAATCGGCTAAACGTTCTACTAAAATATTAATTTTACTACCTAATTTTGTTTGCATTGTAAATAAAATTATAAATAATGGAATAATAAAATTAATTTCATTAAATTCTACATACACTGCTTTACTGTATGTTGGTACATATCTTACAATTTTATTTATAAACCAGATTGATAAAAGAATAACAGAAATACTAGCTACAATTTCTAATACTATTTCTAAAGTTCCTTTATTATTATCTTCTTCTGGAGTATAATAATTCATTAATTTTAAAACTAAAATAATTAAAGGCATCGAAATAAATGAATATTGAAATAGATTTAATAACATGTTTTTATTATCATCATCAAAGTTAAAAACATATTTAAAAAATCCTACATTTGTATTATTTTCTTCACCAAGACTTTCCATATGATTTATAAAAAGAAATTAAAAAAATAAATTTATTATAAATTATAAAATCAAATATGTTAAAACGATCATTAAAAAGTTTAAAGCAAGGAGAGAATGGAGATGAACATGATGAATATCAATATTTATCCTTAATTAAAGATATATTAAATGATGGTACAATGATAAATGGTAGAAATGGAAATACATTAACAGTATACGGAAGTGCAATGCATTTTAATTTAGAGAATAATGTTATTCCAATTTTAACAACTAAAAGAGTTGCTTGGAAAACATGTGCTAAAGAATTATTTTGGTTTTTGAATGGTAAAACAGATAATAATATTTTACGAAATCAAAATGTACATATATGGGATGGGAATGGATGTCGCGAATTTTTAGACAGTCGTAATTTACAACATTTAGAAGAAAATGATTTAGGTCCAGTATATGGCCATCAATGGAGACATTTTAATGCTACTTATAAAAATTGTAAAACTGACTATGCTGGTAAAGGGGTAGATCAAATACAATATATTATAGATTCTTTAAATGATCCAAAAGAAAGATATTCGCGACGCTTGGTTATGTCGGCATGGAATCCGCAACAATTAAATGAAATGGCATTACCACCGTGTCATATTTTAGCACAATTTAATGTTATTGGTGATAAATTATCCTGTTCATTATATCAACGGAGTGGCGATGTGGGTTTAGGAGTACCATTTAATATAGCATCATATAGTCTTTTAACACATATAATTGCGAAACATTGCAATTTGGTAGCATCGGAATTTATATATTATTTAGGAAATTGTCATATATATGATGATCATATAGAAAATTTAAAAGATCAAATAACTAGAGAACCAAAAGAATTCCCTACAATAGAAATTAAAAATAAATATGATTCAATAAATCACTACTCTTTAGAAGATATTGAATTATTTAATTATAATTCACATACTTCAATTAAAATGGAAATGCGAAAATAATGACTTTTTAAATTATATATTATTTAATAATGAGTAATTCAGCATCTATTGCCGCCGCAAAAAAACGCAGAAGTCAACCTGTTGTAAATACTAAAACAACATCACAACAACGAGAACAAAATACTATTAATCAAGAAAAAATATCACCATTAAATTTATTGCAAAAACATGATTTTAAACTTTTTACTTTAGAAAAAAATTTAGAATTATTAAAAGAAAATTTAGTAACAAAAAAAGATTTAGAATCATTTGAAGTACCCGAAACTAATAATTCAAAAGTAAATAATTCACTCGAAAATAATATACAAAATAATAATAATGAAATATCATCATTAAAATTAATTACTAATAAATTATTGAAAGAACAATCGGAAGCAAATTCAATGATACAAACATTACATGCATCATTGCTTACTCAAACAAATATTATAAATGATTTTAAACAATTAAAATTAGATTTTAATAAATTTATAGAAGAATCACAAAAAAATAATCTAGAGAATGAAGAAAGTATAGGGGATATAGAAGAGATAGATGCATCAATAAAAGAAAATATTACATTTTCAATCAGTGATTCATTATCATCTGAAGCATAATAATTAATTACTTTCTAATAATAAGTAAAATTTATAAATAATTATTATATCTTATTGTTAATGAATATAATAATTATATTACTAATTTTTTGTATAGTATTATTTTTATATTTGCATATATATTATCATCATAAAACAAGTAATGATTTAGAAGTTTATGAAGTATCCAATGTATCTAAATCAAGATTAGAGGAAATATGTGATTTAAGACAACCAATATTATTTGATTATAATTTAGAAAAATTAGCATTATTAAAACGAGAAAATATTTTACAAAATTATAGTTCTTTTGATATTAAATTACGAAATATTTTAAATACTTTTTCTCATGAAGAAGATGATATATTATTGCCAATAATTTATAAAAATGGGATAAAAGTTTTGGAAGAAGATGAAAATAAAAAATTTATTTCAGAAAACAATGGAGATTTTTTAGAAGAAACTAGTCTTAGCAAAACTTTACAAGCAAACGATGATTTTATAAGACCGAATCTTATGTCGTGGTATAATTATGATTATTTATTAGGATCAAAAGATAGTATAACTCCATTTCGTTATGAGAGAAATTATAGAAATTATTTTTTAGTTTTAAATGGTACAATAAAAATTAAAATGGCACCACCTAAAAGTGAAAAATATTTATATGAAATAAAAGATTATGAAAAATTTGAGTTTAGGTCATCAATAAATCCATGGAATATTGAAGAAAAATATCAAAATAATTTTGATAAGATAAAATGTATGGAAGTATCTTTAGAACCAGGAAAAATAATATTTATACCAGCATATTGGTGGTATTCAATAAAATTTGAAGATAATAAATCAACTATTATTTGTTTTAAATATAGAACATATATGAATACTCTTGCTATTTTACCGAATTTATTTATATCATTTTTGCAAAAACAAAATATAAAACATAATATATTAAAAAAATACAATATCTAATATTATTATTAAAATTGATTTATAATATTATTAATAGTTTATATTATAAACCAATTAAAACTATGCAAACAAATATAGAAACTTATACCAATAATATCAAAAAATCTATTGTTCAACAACTCTCCATAAAATATGGATTTAATGAATCTGAAGCATCTACAATGTTATTACTAGATGCGGATGTAAAATCTAATATACAAGTTATGTATATTAAATCTAATTATCCCTATTATGTATTATCAGCACAGAAAGATATAAATACTACTGAAACTTCTGATGTATTAAGATTTAGTTGGAATGGTATTATTCTTAGCGATATTGTAAAAAACTTTCGCATACCAATTGATATTCAAAAGTCAACAGACACTCATTGGAAATTAGCAGACGGTTTAAAAGAACTTTTTATTAATAAAGAATTTTGTGAAAGATATAAAACAGATATAGTAATTGAAACATCTGAATATAATGAATGTACTGAGGGATGGATTCCAAAAATATTTAAAAGTTGTAAAACACTAGAAACATATGAAGAACATAATCTTGATAAAATATGTATTATGTATTATAATTCACCTGAATTACTAAAACAAGAACAACAACAACAACAACAACAACAACAACAACAACAACAACAACAACAACAACAACAACAACAATCGCATGCATCTATCATGTTTGGTACCCAACAATCACAACCACAAACATATAGTGTCTTTGGTACCCACCAACAACCACAAACATATAGTGTCTTTGGTACCCACCAACAACCACAACAACAAGCATCTACAGAATTTGGCACACAACCACAACAACAAGCATCTACTATATTTGGCACACAACCACAACAACAAGCATCTACAGCATTTGGCACACAACCACAACAACAAGCATCTACCGGATTTGGAACACAACCCCAACAACAAACATCTTCAGCATTTGAAACCCAACCATGTAAATCATATGTTAAATCTAGTTTTGGCAATCCTAAACATGTTGTACATCCAAATTTATTTAAATAAAATTATTGTTATAATATAAAATATATAAATGTTATAATGAATATAATATTTCTACCAAATGATATAATTTTTTTAATTATAAAAAATCTCTCTTTAAAAGATAAAATATCAGCGAGGAAAACATGTTATGAAATAAAAAATTCCATAAGATTTATAGATATTCGTATAGAAAAATTTAATTTTGAATTAGATAAAATATTAACTGGCAGAATATATATTCTAAGTAGATTACGATTAGCTGCTCTTTGTGGTTTGCATGAACATACAGTGGCCGATATATGGTCATGGATATCATTAGTTGGTGATGTAAAAAGCGATGCATTACCAATTCTTAGACGAATAGGTAATGCTATATGTAAAAATATTTTAGATTAATTTTTATCAAATTTAAACCATTTTGTAATAATATATTTTTCTCCACTAATAATTGGAGTACCACTATGCATTGTATCATAATTTGGAGAATTATCGTCATTAAGATTATACCATATTACAGCTCTACCCTTCTTTGGTTTTATACTTTTATTTAATTTAGTAAATTGGGTTTCGCCACCATCAATTACATTATTTAAATAAATCATAAAAGTCCAAGTTCTTTGTCCTTTATCATAAAATTCTTTATCAAGTTTAGAATCGAACCAATCGCAGTGTGCTTTAAATTCATCTCCAATATCGTAATACTGAAGTTGAGTTATTTCACCATATTTATTGTTTGTTTTCATTGTGGATAAAATTTTTTGATCTATATTATTTTGATTAGTAGTATTAGTAAAATACGCGGTTTTACTAGTCCTAAATTTATATTGTGGTCGAGTTAAAGGTGATGGAACTAAAATATCTTTTAATTCGTTAATAATATTATTACATTCATTATGCGTTAAATAATTATCAATAATAAAAATTTTAGTAGTATTATTTTGTATAATATTAGTTGAAATTTTTTCTAAGTTTTTTTCTATATTTTTTCTAGATAGTAAATTATTATTAAAATATGTATTATATAAATATATTATAGTAATTAGAACTAATAAAATAATACAAAATTTTATATATTTATTCATATATACTAATACTTATATAATTATTTAGAATTTACTACTATAAATGACTCGTTTTCTTTAAGAATTTTTTGTT